GGCATTTTGCCTGACTTCGTTGATATTTCGGATTATAGAGTTATTGATGATGTCGCTCATCAGTCTGGTCACCAACACCGTTGCCCCTGTGGAGATAGGGATTGCCGTCAATCGTTTGACGACGATGAATGGCGCCCTTGTCTTCACTGTGGAAAACCACGTTACGACGATTATGATATGGAGTGTAGCCACTGCTTTATGAATGACACCTGTGAGAGGTGTATGTCAATATCTGCAGAAGTTGTTCAACATATCGCAATCGTTAGAACCAGTGGTTATCCACCATGGTTGTGTCGCAATTGCGTTTACTTGGAGTTAACGCGAATTGCGTATAGGTCAGGTCATCGTGGACGGTCTGGGACGAGTAGTCCAAACCAAACCACGTCGGTCACTGTGAACCCTCCTTCTAGTTCTCCCTGGGACGAAGAAGTGCACGCTAGTGTCCGGATCGTCGATGCCCCCGTGCATCTCCCCACCATAGGAACGTCCAGCGAGCGAAACCAGGCAACCCCCAGCTCTCCTCAGGTCAGGAGTTCTGGTTCAAATCGACCTACGAACACAAACACTTCAGTTCATTTCCAGTCCGGTGTGGAAACGAATGTAGAACCAACCACCGGGGTTAGCGTGCAAGCTCCCACTCATGCAAACACTGAACAAAAAGGTACCGTTACTTTTTTGGACAGTGACATGGGTGACACGTTGACTTTCGCGGAAGCACAACCCACTTTGTTCGAGTATGATGCTCAGATGAACGCCTCACTTGGAGATTTTCTCTCAAGACCGAGACTGATTTTGTCATCTACTTGGACACCAGGCGGATACACTCCAGCTACACTCGATCCTTGGTCGGCTTTTTTAAGCACCCCAGAGATTGAGTACAAGTTGAATAACTTCGCCTACATACGCGGAAATTTGAAAGTTAAGGTAGTTGTCAATGCTGCCCCATTTTATTATGGCGCACTTATGATGTACTATACACCTCTTCCTAGTTTCGTATCTTCGATGACGAGCACCTCAAATAGTGGTATCCAACCATCGCAGCGCCCTCACATCTGGATTCTACCACAATCGAATACAGGTGGCGAAATGACTATCCCATTCTTCTATTCTAAGAATTATGTGGCAGTCACAAACGCTGCTGAGGTGGCCCTTCTAGGTCGCTTGTCATTCCGAGGTTACACGGCCTTAGCCAGTGCAAATGGTGCGGCCTCAAATGGAGTCCAAATTCAAGTTTACGCTTGGATGGAAAACCCCTGTTTGTTTGGTCCTACCACTTCTCTGTCTATGCAGTCTGGTGATGAGTATGGGAATGGTCCCATTTCGGCGCCAGCTGCAGCAGCCGCCCATTGGGCGATGTACCTTTCTAAGGTACCCATAATTGGTCGTTTTGCAAAAGCGACTGGTATTGGTGCTAGTGCTGTTAGCCAAATGGCGAAATTATTTGGATGGACTAACGTTCCGGTAATTGAGGATGTTAAACCCCTCAAGAACGTGCCTTTTCATGATCTCGCTTCTGCACACATTTCCGAACCTACGAGTAAGTTCTTTTTGGACCCTAAAGGTGAACTGTGTGTAGACCCTGCCGTAGTAGGTCTTTCTTCGGAAGACGAGCTCAGTATTGCTCATTTAGTCCAGCGTGAATCATTTCTCACGACCGGAACGTGGGCTGCAGGTGCAGCTGCCGGCTCTATTATATTCTCTGCCGCTCCCAACCCATATCTTGGTGATCGCGGCACGATATCTAGTGCTGGTACTTACACTTGTGCTTTTACTCCTATGGCGTGGATTGCAGCTGCCTTTGGACATTGGCGTGGTGACATAATTTTTCGATTTAAAGTCATTTGTTCCAAATTCCATAGTGGGCGATTGCGTATCCATTGGGACCCGTTGGGCGATTTATCCTCGACTGCTGATGTGACACACGTCACCTACACTACCATCCTCGATATCCAAGAGAGTGATGAAGTGGAGTTCCGTGTTCCTTACATGCAAGCACTTCCATGGACGCCCGTGCAGGCTAATGTCTCCAGTTTGAACTCGTGGACCACCTCTGGTGTGATCAGTGCAAATGGAGTCAGTAACGGTTCTCTCACTGTTCGTGTTCTCAATAATTTGACTGCCCCTACCGATGCTGCCACATGCTCTGTGTTAGTCTTCGTGCGAGGCGCTGAGAATCTAGAGTTCGCAAACCCGAGAGATATCCCCTCAAATGCCCAGTTGTTATCTATGCAATCTGGTGAGGAGCCTTTTAGTCCCAAAACCCCGTTGAATGAGCGGTACCTCATCAACTGGGGAGAACCAGTACCAACTGTGAGATTGTTACTCCGCCGTAGCAATTTAGTGGACCGTATTACTGTTCCAAAGGCAGCTATAACAGCTACCGATGAAGCAGGAATTTTACGCGTGACACAATCACGTTTGCCACCGCCTCCTGGATACGATCCAGGTGCATATACTAAAGCGAAGGGTGTTGAAACCCCCGCCACCACATATGGTTATAATTTCACCAACCAATCATGTTTATCATGGTTTGCTGGAGCTTTTATAGCTATGCGTGGGAGTGTGCGCTGGCACTACAACGTTGTGAATCCCGACGGCTCCTTGCCTCACAATATTACGATAACCCGTCGCGTTGGTTCTACGCTTACGACAGGTTCTCAAAACTTGGAATGTGTATACATTTCAGGTGCGTCGAACACGGCCACTACCCAATCTTTATTGAAAGGGAGAATGTGGGGAGCTTATGATAAGTTCAGCGGCGCATCAGGAGTGGCTATGACCAATCCAAATACACAGACTGGTGTGTCTGTCGAATATCCGATGATGACGAACTACCTCTTCCAATACGCTAACCCAGCGTACTGGTTGTTAGGTACAAGTTCCGACGGATCGAGTTCTGACACATACAACCTAGACATGGACATCCATCCAGCAGCTGGGACTGGCTACGGCCGGCTCCAGATTCATCGCTATGCTTCTGCAGGAACGGATTTCACGTTGCACTTTTTCCTCAATACCCCCACGGTATCCGTGAATGGTAATGCTGGATTAGTGCCTGTGTAAGGCGGGTACGGTGGCACCGTACGACCCGATAGCGATACCTTCTTCACATTATTACATCTCCTTTCTTAGGGATTTGGAACATGTAAGAGGTCGGGACATACACCTTGAGTGGCCCTCTTTGAAGGGAAAACATTAGTAGTTTACTGTTATGCATCACTCCGGGTGCGTGACAGCTTTTAGCTAGTGTCAAACTTCTTAGTAGGTGCTCAGGCAGTGC